GGGGATTGGTTCCATCCCTATAATCTGCTGAACAACAAGGCCCAGTTTCACAACAGGCAAGTTCTTGGCGCGTTCCTCGGGGCACTTCCTATTTTGTCTATGAATGTTGATGAATCCCGCGGAAACAAGATCGTGGTGTGTCTGGCGTCCAGCAGTATAGTCAAATCATGGCCTACGGATCATTGGGAAGCCTTGTGTAAGCTTCTGCGGAGTGCTGGGCATGAGGTGGTGCAGTTGCTGGCCCCCGGCAGTGACAAGCTACAGAACGTGGACGACCGGGTAGAGGTAAAACTGAGTATGCTCCGGGAGTGGGCGCAGCGCGAGGCGTGGTTGTATCTGGGGCACGATACTGGGCCAACGCATATTATAGCGTTGGCTGGTGTGCCGGTCATGGAGATCGTAGGAGGGTTGGTTGCGCCGAACGAGTGGCAGGGTCTGGGAGCTTTGGTGTCCTTGACGATGGGGCTTCCGTGTGCCCCCTGTTACCGCCAGCCGTGCAAGATGGGAAACATCGCGTGTATCAAAACCGTTGCGCCGCAGCAGGTGTTTGAGTTGGTGAAGCGGCTGGAGAAACTGGGCGTCTGAGGGTGTTGACAGCGGTGATGGAGAGTGTATAATACAGGTATGGATTGGGAAGGAGGTGTGGGTATAAAACCGAAACGCTATGAAATAATTCGTCGTACAGGCAGCGCTTGGAAGTTGTTAGAGAATGATGCTGAGTCGTGGTGCAAATCAGAGGATGTAGCCAAATTAGAGGCCGAGATTGAGCGCCTAAATAAATTGCTTACCAAGGATTTGATTTATTGGGAAGTTGGGCGCGAGGAGGATTACCTTTCGGAAGAGCCGTGGGAAATAGCAGATCGTGTAGCCGACGAGCATCTAGGTCCGGGTGAGGAAAAAATCGTTGAGGTGCAAGTCGCCGCTAGGCTGCCGGATCGGAAGATGCGCGTTTGGCGAGATGAAAGCGGAGACATGAAATGGGAGTGGGTGGAATGAAACTGCAACGCTACGATTTTCGCGCCACGGATGTGGCGTTGGGTGAGTGTGAGGATGGGGATTTTGTGCGGTATGAGGACTGCGCCGCTCTGGAAGCCGAGATCGAGCGCCTCCGCGCTGAGATTGAGCGCCTGAAAGCGCCGCCCAAGGTGCTGAGCGCGAACGAGGTGACGGAGCCGGGGTTTTATTGGCATCGTTTCGAGGATGAAAAAGACTGGCATCTTATACGCATCTTGTGCGAGGGGGATGGATTCTATAATTCCCGAAGCGATACATACTGCGACATAGCGATGTTGCACGGCCAATTCATCGGCCCCCTGACGCCGCCGGAGGTGTAAAATGAACGACCGCCCCATAGAAACCGCGCTGCAACCTGTGTGGCTGGAACTTACGCCGACGTGTCGGCCACATGGCCGGTGCCTTTTGTTGACCCGAGAAGGGGTCGCGGTGATTGGGGAGTTTAACGGGGATTTTGAAGGGTACGTCGCGTTTTTCGCACTGCCTAGAGTGCCAGCAAGGATCAAGGAACGGTTACAGGAGATTAGGTCATGATTATCCTATTGGTGCTGTTTTTCCTCATCATGGCAATCATCCCTTGGGATGCAATTGAGGAACAAAAACGAAAGGAAGAAGCTGAGAAGAACGTCAAGTACGTCCATGTTACGGAAGAAGAAATGCCGGGGTTCCTCAAGGCCGTAGAGAAGCTAGGCGGCGAGGTGGTGGATGTGAAGCCGATACGGACGATGGAGGGGGAGGCACATGACGCCGGAAGGTAAAGTAAAAGTCAAAATCCGTGAGTATCTAAAGGCCCGAGGGGACAACTACTCCTTCACTCCCATAGGCTCAGGGTACGGTACGGCGGGGGTGCCAGATAGGATCGTGTGTTGGCGGGGGCAGTTCATAGGTATAGAGGTCAAAGCGCCGGGCAAGCTCAAGACGCAGACGCCTATACAGAAGAAAGCCCAGCAAGAAATTGAGAAAACTGGCGGGGTGTATCTACTGGTGGACTCGGTGGAGACGGTGAAGGAATGGTTTGAGGGTGGGGTAGAGTTGGACACGCCAATTGGTTAGTGTATAATACAGATATTGGTTCTTTTTAGGAGGTGGGTTATGGGATGTGACATTCATATTACGGTAGAGAAGAAAATTGACGAGGAATGGGTGATGATTCATACCCCAACTTGGCAGAGTGACGTAGCTTGCGAACGTAATTACCGTCGTTTCGCGGCGTTAGCAGGAGTTCGCGGGGATGGGCCACCAGCCAAGGGTTTGCCTAGCGACGTAAGTAAAGGAACGGAATATAGGTTTGCCGCGTGGGGAGACGACGCACATAGTCCTTCCTACAATACTTTGCGCGAATTTTTGGATGTTTGTGAACGCACTAAGTACGACGATGTAGACCGTTCCAAATGGAGTATTTACTGCTTGTGCGAGCATTATTTGGGGTCTTATTGGGAGATTACAGACCAGAACCCAGATGATTTTCGCGTGGTGTATTGGTTTGATAGTTGATATGCAGCTATTTGACGAAATCCTTCCTGCCTTGGAAGAGGCCGAGTGGTGTATGCGGCATGATGGGAAGTCCTATGCTCTGGTGGATTTGGGGGGTGAGAAGATCGGTGTAGCGGCGTATGAAGAACTGACCGAGGACGACAAGGTATTGGAGGTGGTGCGTGGAAAAGACTGGGGTTAGAGAGAAGTTGCTGAAGTACATTGATGCTGGTGGCAAGACTATCTACGAGATCAAAGCTTACGTCGGGCTCAAGGGCATGGACGCGCTTAATGGGCTGTTGGCGGAAGGTAAAATCAAGTGGGACAACGAACGTGGGTTGTACCGGAGGAAACATGAGCAGCGGGGCTGATTCAGAAAAGATCATCAAACATCTGGAGGACGAAGTGAAATACCTCAAGGCCGAGTGCGACCGATGGGTTAAGTTGTATGAGGAAGAAGCGAAGGCGCGGCGAGAGTTGCAGCAGTATATTCGGGAACGGTGGGGAAAGGAGAATTAACCTTGTTTGCGACCTTACTTTTTCACTTGCTGTTCCCAACGCTGCACTTTCGGCACAACCCTATCATCCCTGTAACTCACCGGGCACCATCCGTAGTATCCCTGACTGAGCGCGTCGCGGAGCAGGAGCGGGTGAGCCCGAGATTGGCGGTAGCGGTGCTGTACGTGGAGAACGGCGGCAATTTTCGGGGGTGCGATACACGAGTAAGCAATGCTGGGGCTATAGGGCCGATGCAGTTGGAGCCGGTGACGGCGAAGTGGTTGCATGTCAATCCATGGAACCCGGTGCAGAATATCCGAGGTGGGGTGCGGTATCTGAAGTATTTGTTGCATAGGTTCGACGGGAGCCTCTGGTTGGCTCTGGAAGCGTACAACGCCGGGCCGACCGTGGTGCAGACCCAAGGGGCGCCGATAGGCGCGGTACAATACGCGAAAGCGGTGATTCGGAGAGAGGGGGACGTATGATTACTCGGGAAGAATTGAAGGTTGGGGAGAAGTATCTTTTTTTCGACATGATTGTGAAAGTTTACTCTGTAGATTATGAGAACAATTTGGTGATTTTTGCATTTCCATCTTTGGAAAACACGCGTCACCATGGTCAACCTCTTGATTACTTCTGCGGCCACGCATGTCTGTTTCAAGAGTACACACAGACCATTGGCTACCGTCCATTCCCAAAAACCGCCATCAAACACGATGCCGATAAGCCGCGTCTGGATTTAATCCCCCCGGAGGCGTTGATGGCGGTGGGGGAAGTGTTCGCTTACGGGGCGGAGAAGTATGGGGATTGGAACTGGCGCAAAGGAATGGCGCATAGCCGGTTGGTTTCTGCGTTGCTGCGACACCTCATGGCGCACCAGATGGGAGAGGACAAAGACCCGGAGTCGGGGTATACGCACCTCGCGCACATGACCTGTAATGCGTTGATGCTGTTAGGGAGCTATTTGAGCGAAGATGGCGTGGATGATCGGTGGAAAGGGGGGTAAAGAACATGGCTAACCCAGAGAACCTAGCAATCATTATCCCCACGGCGGGGAAACGTTTGCCTTTGCTAAAGGCATTATGCAGGCATCTGACGGAGAAGTCTGTGGGCCAGATTGTGGTTATGGATAATTCGCATGTGGATTCGTGCGTTTACGAAGTCGCTACTTCTAAAACGCTTATAGTTTTGTACTCCGAATCTTTTAACTGGAGCAAGATAAACAACAGCGGAGCGAAATATTATACTTACCAAGCTACGATTTTCGGTTTCCTCAACGACGACCTAGAGGTCATTCAAGACGACTGGCTGGACAAAATCTTAGAGGCGTTTGAGGACGAGACGATAGGTGGTGTATCTCCCGTAGTGGAACTGCCGGATGGATCGGTCCCCGGACCTGCGGTGAAAATTGACCGAGACATACAAAACTTCGTTGCTACGGGGGAAGTGAAGCCGGGTATTTTTGACGTCCCCGCCATCGCCGGTCCTGCGTTATTCATTCGCCGGAGTCTATTTGAGGACATAGGCGGCTTTGACGAGGACTACCACATCACCCACTCGGACGGGGTTATGGGGCTACGGATAGCCGAACGCTCAAGGTGTGTCGTGCATGGTGACAGTAGGATTCGCCATTACGAGCGAAGCTCCCGAGGGCCGGACGACCCTCAGGACTGGGAGACGTTCAAGAGGAAAGAACTTCGTTAGTCAACGCCGCCCACGACACCGGGCATAGTTTCTCGATTTCTTCACCCACTCGGGCGGCGTAGTACTGGATTTCCTTCTGGGCGTGAGAGTCCGTGCGAAGCCGCCATATCCGAGCGTAAGCGTAAAGGCTACCCGTCTCGATAAATTCCGTCATCATGGACTGCGGCAGGATCATCCGGGCCTGTTCAGGACATACCCCGCAGTTCAGCAGCGTTTCGTAGCCATCCACGCATTTTTCTAGGGCTTTGGAGTATGCGTCGGAGATTTCACATAGCTTCCCAGGTGCGTCAATGGCGCCCCCACTTCCCTGCTTAACGTGCTCTGCTTTGGAGCGCCACTCGGACGGGGTAAAGAACTCGGGCTCGTCTGTGACGTATCTCCGGCTCACTTCGTTTCGCGTGACGCCTACGGTATGGCGGAACCACTCCCGAGCTACGAAGATCGGCATTTTGAGCCGAAACTGAAAAGTGACGTGGGAAAATGGTGTCCAATGGTTGTGCTTGGCAAGGTAGAGGATCAGCTTTTCGTCTTTCCCAAGTAGATGCGTGGATTCTTTCGCCATGCTGACTCGTGCGGCATTTACCACCGTGAGATCGTCCCCCATGTGGTTGAGTAGTTCCACCTGCATGTTTCTTTCCCTCTTTATAGTGCTTCGTTCAGTCGTTGAGTCTGCTCAGGCGTGAGGTATTCTTCACACCATTCGTCAAACAGGATCATGTAGCAAATCGTATTCACCCGGTCAGGGACTTGCTGATACCAAAGCGACTGGCGGAAGCCTTTTACCGCACCTACCCAGTCTTTCGCTTGCATGGCGCTTAGTGCCTCGTTGAACTCTAGCAGCCCGGCTACCCCCAGATTGTACGCGGCGTCAATCAGTGCCCCAAGGCGAACTTCGGACAAATACGCGGCCCATGGGAGGGCGGCAAGAAGCTGGTTGTAGATACGTTGCTCGTTCTGGATGACCCACTGAGTGGCTTGCTGGCGAGTAACCACGGTATCCGGCCCAATATCCGGCCCCGTCTGACCGAAACCCACAGTCCATACCTGTCCGATGGGGTCCCAGTAGGCGTGGGAACGGAAGCCTTCGGCATTTTCCAGAGCTAAGGTTAGTTGTTCAGGAGGTGTTGACATAGCGGTCAGTCAAGACGCAGCGGCAGGGGCCGGAGTTTCTGCTTGCGCCTCGGTTTTCTGTAGCGCCGTGGTCGTCACTTGTGTCAGCGCCACCGTGGACTTGATCAGGGCTTGCAGGTCAGCCTCAGTAGTGTTGCTGCTTTGCGCTTCCTGCACGTCCTTGACGATCTCCTGAATCAACTGTGTGACGACGGGGATCAACTGAATAAGAAGTTGTATGGTTGCCGGGTTCATTTGATCACCTCGTAAATGCTGGCCGTAATACTGGCGATGTCGGTCGCCGCCGTGGTCGGATCGGTCGGGAATTTGCTGCACACCTGATCGCCACTCGCCACCAGAGCGTTGATTTTGGAGAAGTCTTTGGTGGGGATTTTTCCGTTCGCAATGCCGGTCGTCACCGCGACTTTCGCCTGATCGTAGGCTTGACATCCACTGGCCCATGCCACTACGGCATCTTTCTGTGCTACCGGCGCTTTTGCGCTGCTGTTGGTCGGGGCCGTAACGAGTGTCCCAGCGCATCCAGTCAAGACCAAAGCCATCGCGCCACCCGCGCCGTACCCGGCGATTTTTTTGAGATTCTTGCGAATCCATGGGAGCAATCGTTTTTTCATTTCCTAATCCTCTTTCGTAGGGTTTCCCTGATAACTCAAATATTTAGCCCCGTAGTGAACGGAACCAAGCAGTCCCAGAGCGCCCATACCTGCGTAGATGACGGTCAGCAGATCAGACGAAGGCCACCACTTCTGCCACACACCAATCGCCAAAAGAACGTAGAATCCTGCGGCGCTTCCGACTTTCAAGTATTGGTTCATAACTTCGCCCACTCCTTCCCCGCTTCCGACTCCAGAAACGCCTTTACTATACTCTCCCCCTTGTGGACCAACAATCTCTTTTCCGAGAGGGTCATGCTGGTGTCCAGAAAGCCTGCGTAACCTGCGGGAAGGTCAAGAACGGGGATGTTTTTTGCTTTCGCCAGCGTCACCGACGCACGCTCCGAGGCGGCCAGCATCATGTCCAGAATTCTCTCCTGCCGGTCCAGCCAACTCGTAATCGGCCCCGTTTTACTACGCTCCGTGATTCGCAGCGCAATCTTTTTGTGCGGGCTGTTGGCGTACTCTACTGGCAGGTTCATCATGACGCCACCGTCACAGTAACGATTTTGGTAGGGCGGGAAAATTTCGGGGATGCTGAAGGACGGAAGGACGACTTGCCAGACGGGGGTGTCGGGGTCGGAGAAGTAGGTGCCGAGGGGTACGGTGCGCTGGGTCTCTTCGTCGGACGTGACCGTAGTGAGGCTCGTTTTACATTCCTGCAAGGTTAGGTCGTTAGTGATTTCTCGCAGCCAGCTTCGGGCGTTGGCAATGGACGCTGCATATCCTCGGAAGGGATAGGTCCAATAGCGAATAGGAATGAGGTGCTTGAAATCGGCGTCAAGGACGATCTGCTCCATATCCTTACCCGACATATCCAGAGCAATACAGGCCGACACAATAGCCCCAGCAGACGCGCCGGACGGGTCAACGATGGTGTACCCGGCTTCTTCCAATGCTAAGATGGCCCCGACGTGAAGAGGGGCAAGCGTTCCGCCACCAGAGAAACAGACTTGGACAGGCTTCAAGGACGGGTTGCGATCTTCTTTTGCCATACGCCAGCGTCCTCTACTACGTTCACGTTGTAGGAATGAAAATCCCCGAGATGCCCGTAGTGCAGATGGCAGTTCGCTCCCTCATGCCCGGACTCGCAGAGGGTAATCAAGTTGGTCGGGTCTAGCTCACGCTCAGGATGTAGATGAAAAGGCTGGATGTGGTGCACTTCAATCTTGTCGGTGCCGCCACAGACTTCACAAGTGGGGTGGGCTTTGAGGTGCTCTGCGCGAACGCGAGGCCATTCAGGGGATCGATGAGTGGAGAAGGGATGTTTGCCTTGCAGGGACTCGATGGTATGGGTTATGAGGTTCTGCATCATGCGCCTCGTCGTTGGGTACTACGGGCTTCTAGCCGGGTGATGCGACTGTCTACGTTAGCGATTTGGTCGGTGTGCTTATCCAGCTTTTCCCAGATTTGTTTATCGTTATCTTCGCTTTCGGAACGGGTTATGTAATCTTTGGAGACAGTGATGGAGATTTGGTGGTTGGCCTCAGTTAGACCTTTCACAGCTTCCTGTAGCTGCTTGATGGTCGCCCGTAGCGCGTTCACCATGATGGTCAACATCCCGGTCACGATGAATACAAACAGGTCAAGTACGTTGTGGGAACTGAGGATACCCATGGTAACTCCTAACTAGGCCAAGTGACTTTCTGCACCGCCGAGACGGTACTCGCTGCGTCTATATTAGCATATAGCGAGTTCTTCGTGCCAAGAGCTTTTTGGTAGGCTTCGCCGATCAGTGACGCGACCGCCATGCCCTCGGCCACTGTCATGCTGTGAGGCTTTTTGGATGCGTCGTACAAAGTGATGTTAGTTTGGTTGGTCTGCTGCGCCAGTTGGCAGGCGAGGAAGATGCTGTTGCTGCTGCTCATGCCGCCTTCCCAAGTAATGCCATTGGCGTCGGTTATGTTAGCGTTGGCAGCAGTGGTGAAGGACTGTTTAACTATAATTTTCTGTGCCGTCTGCGCCTGAGCCAGCAATAAAGTATCAGGAGCCGCCACGACCTCCTCGTTGCTTGGCACGTACTGCTGCCAGTTCTGCGCCTGCTCCTGCGTGCACGGGATGGCTCCTTTGGGAACGGTTCCATCTGGAGTATATCCGGTGCCCATGAATACCGTTCCCGCTGCGTTGGGTGTCAAGTAATAGGTAGCCTTAGTCATAATACGGCCTCTTAGACAGATGGAATGAAAATTGCGGTAATTGTTATATAAAAAGTGGTCGCTGATGCCGTGGATGCAGAAAAGTCAAAAGTCGCTGCGGTTCCAGCGGTTACAGAATAAATCGCCGATCCTGTAATGATAGGGGTGCCATTTCCGACATTTGCAATACCATTTACAAATGTTGCACCTGTCGCCGTCACAGAAGAACCAGAAAAATCTGCACCACTTCCTAAACTGGCGCTTGGGAGAACTATTACGGTTCCATCATATTCAGGGGTAAAACTCAAAGAGATTGATGCCGAAGTTACTCCAGACGGATCGCCGTATGTACTATATACTGCTGGTAATTGGGAGGCCTGTAATGCTTGGTTAGGCTCAGTAGCAGGTTGCACTGTAGCTGTACCAGACACAACTAAGTTGGTAAATACACCAGTCCCACCACTGACAGTCCCACCACTGACAGTCCCACCACTGACAGTCCCTCCGCTGATCGTCCCTGTAGCTTGTACGGAGGAAAACGCTGCGTTAATGGAATTGTTCATTAACTGCTGCAACGGCACTGCTGAATAACTGGTAGAAGCGATAGGGACCGTGGCCATACCCGTAACATTCAGCGTAGGGGTAGTAAGAGAGTTAGCGGTGATGTTGCCGCTACTATCTAGCGAATAGACCAACACCCCATTTTTATAGTACTGCTCGAAAAACCCGCTGAACGAAGATGGGAAACTGGCTTGAATGAATCCATTTGATTCCGAAGGCAATGTACCCGCTGACACCCCTCCCGCACCCGCAATCGTAGTCATGCCGCTGGCAAAATTTTGTGTCTCCTCAAAAGTATTTGCTTGCTCTAGTTGAGCGTAAAGGCTGTTAGCTTGTCCAAGGTTTATGGCATAGTTTTCAGAAGGCGCATTGGCTACTGCAAAAGCATTGGCCGTATTGCCATTAACGGCAGCAAAAAGGGCTTGTGCCTGACCCAAAGGAACTGCATTACTGGAGTTTGAGGCATTAGCTACATTAAACACTTGGTTGCTTGACCCATTCAATAGCGCATTACCCAAGGCGCTGTTGACGATCCAGTTGTATCCGTCTGAGACGAACAAAGCAAAAAACTCTGGAGGAAGGGAAATAGATGAACCCGTAACCCCGAGGCCAACAAAACTTCCACCGGCTGTCGTTATGGTAACGTTATTGCCACCTGTCAAGTTATTGAATACTACTACATTTTTTCCAAAATAATCGGATGGGGCGGGCAGAGCTATAGAGTACGCATCGGTTCCTTGAGCCTCTAAAACGGTACTGAAATTTTCCTCTGTGACAGTCATCCCCCCACTAATGATGTTGACCGATGAAAGTGGCGACCCAAATGTCGTAGGTACCCATTCTGTGCCGTTCCACTGAGTAAGTTGTCCAGTAGCCGTGTTGTACCAAAGCTGATAGAGAAATGGGTCTGCTGGCTCGGTGCTGGAGGCATTGTTCGTAGCAAGCAGTTGGAGGGCCGTGTTCAGGTTTGACACCAACTCCAACCCTGAAAGGACGCCAATCGTAGGGAAAATAAAAGGGCTCGATGCCATGTCAATAAGTCTCCGTCCAGTTTTGTAGATCGGTACCTAAAGTCGATTGCACTTCATAAGTTGCACCAGCAGGGACGATGCCCGTTATTCCTACGAGAATGTTATCATAAATAGGGTCATTATGATTTTCAGCGACCAAAGCCCCATTCGCATACAAGAACAGATTACCGGTGGCATTGGTAGAGTTCACAGTGACACACACCTGCATCGGCTTTCCAGTAGAATTTGTGTACTGTGTACCTATAGCCCTATCGCTGGTTACGGTATGAACCGCTTCGAAAAGTACGCCCCCTAATTGCCCAAGAGGGACGAAATTTGAACTTTCCGTGGCATCTGCCCCGCTTACCGTCCCCGAGAAATTTCCAGTCGTACCAGAAATCGAGGATTCAAACGACTGCGGTTGCGTAAAAGTATTGCTGATTTGTGTACCCGCTGCATAGGGGAGTTTCAGGTTTACGAATGGGGAAGCATTGACCGTTGTAACGTCTGACGAGGACAAAGTAGTTTGCCCGTAAGCTACGGTTATATAATACCCTCCTATTCCGTTCCCTGAAAGCCCCGGTTGTTGTTGTGACCCGGTAGGCCCAGGCGCTCCAGAAATAAGCGTAACTGTGCAAACATCCTGTCTTTGGGTAGGTTGGGATTGACCGCTGTTTCCGGGCCCTCCGAAAGCTACACTAGGGTCTGCTACGTTGAAATACTGAAGAATCAAGTCCTCTGTATCTATAGTTTCGTACCCAATCTCAATCAAGTAGGTAATGGAATACCCTTCTGTAGTTGGGGTAGTCAGAGAAAATGATGTATTCTGATCTAAGAGAAATTGACGAAGAATTTGATTATCGTCTGGGGGAAGAACCCCGTAGCTATTCGCATCTACTTCAGTTTTTACATAGGCTTGACCCGCCGAAACTTGGACATTCAGACCTCCATTTAGCGTAATATCGAATCCGTCCAGCCATGCGCCCGTGGGGGAAGGGCCGAGTACCGTAGAGGCCAGCTTGGACAGTGCCACCATCGTACGTTGCCAGCCATAGAGTAGGTCGGTTACGTTTGGAACGCTAAGGGGATAGATGATTGGACGGTCCATACATAGCCTCTCAAATTTGCGGAGAACTCGGGGTCTTTTGTATTACGAAATTGAAATACGTTTCTCCAGATATGGAAATGGCGGTAGAACTTAGGTTATTGATAAGTAGTTGTATAGTTCCGTTTGAGGGAATAGATGTTGACAAAACAACGTCACCTAAAGTTCCATCAATGCAAGACACAGACACAATATCTTGTGTATTGGCCGCGTCGTTGCTTATCGTGTAAGTTTCGTATCCGTTCGCTGGGACGCTTATATTTTTAATGGATGTGGTAAATGGTATGGATGGGCCTCTATAGGAGCCGTTAGTAGCTACAAGAAGTACGCCATCGGTTGCGTTTCCGTAAAACTTGTTTCCTTGTACAACAGTATCGCTCAAAGGAGAGCCACTTACTGTGTACTCTGAATATCCATAAAGTTGAGTAGGAGTAGACTGATTATCAAAGCAGCAGTTTCCTGTTGTCACGGAAAAAGAACCGTTTTTATATACTTCGCTCCCATCCCCTATTACGACTATCCCGCCTATAGCAGGCCGTCCTGATTGGTTATTATTGTAACATATATTTCCGGTTATGGTTACGTTGTTAGCTCCGTTCGATATACCAGCCCCAGAGTTATTAAAACATACGTTTCCTGTAATGGTCGAATAAGGAGACCAATTTTCTATTCCGGCTGGATATGTATCGTTAATATCTGGACCGACGCTGGTGAAGCAGATGTTACCTGTAACAGTATTATTCATACAAGTTGCAGAAGGGCCAAACACTAAACCACCACCAAATGCCCAATTATTAACTATATTATTCGATACCTCTAGGAACTGTGCGTCAAAGAAAGCTGCGCTTCCTATCATTATGTTGCCGGAGATTTTCCCATAGGAAGAAACCCCTCCAGCGGAAGATACAAGGATGCTCTGATTATACTGGTTGGAAGGTGTTGCAGAAAAGTAGTTATTCTCTACATTAAAGTATTGCCCATACACCACGGCAATAGCAGCGACGTGCGCTCCAAATCCTGCGAACGTATTTTTTGAAATACGGAAATAAGAACACTCTAGTGCTATGACCCCAAGAAATACATTTCCCGGATTTCCGACTCCGGGTTCAAAGGTTACGTTTGATAAATCTAGTGTAAAATTAGAGAAAGAAAACCCTGATACGGAGAAATATTTCACTAAGTATGAACCATTGGCTGACCAAGTTTCTGTAGCGGCTTTCAGGACTACATTTCCTTCCGCCCTCCACGTAACGGATGCTTGTATCCCCGGCTGAGAAATAAGATAAGTGCCGCCCGGAAATACTAACTCAAGAGATTGTGCGTAGGCCGCGTCATTGGCATTTTGAATGGCAGAGGTGCTATCATTAGTCCCTGTTGGGTCAGCCCCGAAATCCACAACGGAAATTACCTTGTTCAGATTCCTCCCCCAAAGTAGAGGTAACACACTTTGTATCGCATTACTGGTTGCCGTAGTAGGTGGGGTAACACCCGGTGCGGTGCTTCCTGTATAGGTATAACTGTTCCCGGTTACCCCGCTTGCTACCAATCCCAGTGCGGTGCCGCCAGCCGTCGTAGCATAAATGTCCATGCTGGTTTCATTGAGTGGGTTCGTCCAGCTAATGTCGATAGAGCCAGAAGCAGTGACTGTAACGGTCCCGGATGCGCCGACAGCGCCGTATCCCGTAGCATCGTAGGCCACAAGAGCAACACCGTAAGTTCCAACCGCCAATGACCCGCCAGTACCCGCAGTAAGCGTAGGTGTCGGGCTTTGAATGGGGCCAGTGACAATTTTAGCTGCCTGTACATAACCGGTTAAAGCAGCAGGTGCGGAAGCACCGTTGGCTACCGACTGATAAGCTACGCCACCGGAATTGTTAATAGAGACGTAAGTGTCGGAACTGGTAGGAAATGTATAAGAACTCACCTCTGGTACAATCGTTCTTTGCCCACCAAGGTATGCAACGCCGGCACTCATGCTACTGGTCAGGGAGGCGGGGCTAGGCAGAGTCCATTGAACGCCACTAGCGACAAAGTCTAAAAACACGTCGGAGGCATTGAGTAGTGGCGTTTGGTTATTGCTTCCGGCGCTGAACGACTGGTTCAGGACGTTTTGGAAAGTCTGAGCCGCAGCAAAAGAGTTTGGCTGTGTGACTGAGGCAGAGTCCGCTTGTATGGAGTTCATCTCATCCGCGTTGAGGACTTGACCGGGGACGAAGTTATACAGACTGACAGGCATGTGTCACCTCAACGGCAGAGAAATTCTTACTAAAATCTACTACGGCGCACAAAAAATATCAACCCAGTACCGCATTAGAGTTCAACGTAGAAGTGTTCAGAACAAAAGGCGTAGTAGGCTGCGGAGCCAGCGGAGGGGGAGGCGGTCCGTATGCCGTTGTCTGTCCCCACACCCGAACTCCCACCGGGCGAGTCAACGCCAAGGCGTTGTTTACTACCTGTTGCTGCTTGGCGGTCTGCTGAGGGGGCATCTGTACTAAAACTTGAGCCGTCTGAGAGTATGCACACCACACCGCTGTAGGGGAGTTCCATCCCCAGTTTTGTACATTCCACGCCTGCTGCTGCGGTATCTGTTGAAGTATGCGGCAGTTCGGCCCGACCAGTTTGGTCAGTGTTCGGTAAATATCGTTGTACGTCGGGCCAATGTTGAAGAAGGATGCCTCGATCTCGGTACGAAAACTAGCGTCGCTCTGTCCCGGCTGCCGTTGAATCAAGTCCCCGAAGTAGTCCAGTGCGATGAGGTCTAAGTTCACCCCCGTCGCGGTTTGAAGGTAGATTTGTGGCTGTACACTTTCAATTTGCCTATAGACGGTGCTAAGTTCGTATCCGCCGCAGAGCAGCATGGCATCTATATTTTGTGAAGCGTTGTACAGCACGTTTGGGTCGGTAAGGACGTTAGCGATCTGGAGAAAATTGGTAGTCAGCGCTCCCCACGGATGCGGAAAAGATCGCTTTAGCCGCTGTTGGAACCAGATTGTGTCGCCCGTATCGTTCATGCGGTCGTTACCGTGATTACACCGGGTTGTATGATTTGTGTAGGCTCAGGAGTAATATCGCTCGTTCCCTCGTTAATCAGAAGCCCCGTGGCGTTCTGTACCCCCGGTACTCCGTAGATCACATCGTACAGATAGGACCAGTACAGGGTTTCACCCAGTTGCAGCCCCGTAATGTAGTCATCCAATGCCTCCTGTACTGCAAAAGCAACGGAAGCAGAGGAATATCCCGAAGCTGCGGTGATCGTAACGGATACATCAACCAAAAGTTCTGTTGAGCTATAAACGTTGAACTGAATACCTAAAGCAGCTACTTGAGCTATTGCGTTATAAACCGCCGCTTGTAATTCACTCGTATAAGGCCAGATCGTGACGTAGAAATACCCGTACTGCGTTTGTCCGTCCAAAGTTTCATTTTCTACAATCACATATTGCAACCCCGCTTGCACGGACTCGATCGCTGCCTCCACAGCGGGAAGGGTAGCTTGCCGAAGCCCCTGTAGGTACAAAATGAACCGCGCTCGAAAGGCGTTATCCGTCTCTGCGTTGACACCATTCAGAATAGCGTTGGGGTTCGTGACGTTATCGATCCCCGGAGGTTGTACGGCGAACTGAATAAGCTGGTTGGCTTGGACGTTGTAGGCGGACCCGGCAACGGTGGCTTGGGCCGTGGCGGTAATACTGGTAGCCCCTGCGGGAAGGACATAAGTCTGTGTACCCGAGACGTAAGCGGGCTGCGTGTTATCCGCCACTAACTGATATTGAATTGCTCCACCGACGGTTTGGATGATGGTGGTCAGTGGGATGTTCACGTCGCTGGCGTGGGGGGAGTTCACGGACAAAACTACCGGACCAGTGGCAGCTACGGCGGGGAGGCGAGTGAAGTTGAACTGCGCCATCCACGTATCCAGATTCGCACCCGTAGAAGTTTGTGCCCGAGTAAGTGCGGCAAGCTGTACCGCGATGTTCTCCAGAAACACCGCTTGGGAGGAAAAGGACTGGAAAATGGCAAGGAGTGGATCACCGGGGTCTAATTGGGGTTGTGTTCCTGTGTTGGCTGCCCATAGCGCGATCAAGTTGCTGACAAACTCACTGAAAGAAAGCGTAGGCACTTGGGGCGGCAACTGCCCCGCCGTCGGGTTCGGATTGACCTGTAGAGGAATAAGCGTAGAAGGGTTCGCTGCCATGTTAGTTTACCTGTAGTGCGACGGTGCCTATCTGTTTGTTGATGAGACGCATGTTGATCGTGACGATCATCCCATGCACAGGAACCGAGGTGAACGTCACTTGCGGCTCATACGTTGGGTCTACAAACGACTGGTTCAGCACTTGGCTATTGATTAGCCCTTGGAGCTTATTCACCTGCGTCGTGTTCATATCCACGCCTACGTACAATCCCAACCCTGCGCCGTACTCCGGGTCAAAGACATAATCCGGAGGCACTTGTTCGCCGGTGGGTAATTGTGTAGCTGGGTTGGTCAAGAGCGCACGGACGGTGAGTTGTCTGGCTTCATCCCAGCCGTTAGCCATCTGTACCGAGCCGTTGGGTGTCAGTACGAAATCCCCTCCCCAGTCCAAGTACAGTACGCTGCTCACCGGCAAAACCCTCGTAGCTCAGAAATGGATAAGTCCGGATACCTCGGTCCTATCAATCCGAAAATTGACCCTATCAGCGTGGCACAATGGTAGTTTATAGGAACATTTGCTAATTTTCCATTCAGCCATCCCCAGTCGTAAGGCTTTCCTACTAACGATTTTGGAGAAATTAACGGTGCTCGTGGCATCGTCATGACGGTGATACGAGTAGATTCCGCAGCGCGGACGTGGATGGGTACTACGCGAACGGCAGGGGGCGCTGCCTCTAGCAACATACATTCGTCGATCTGTAAGCCCACATGGGAGTACATCCCCCCATCCAGTTCCATAATCCGCCCGGCCAAGTCGCCTTTGAGTTGGAAGAAAAAGACGTTCATTGTTCCACCACCTGCCCACCGGGGGTCAAATCTGCTGATCCTGTCAATAATGCCGCTTCTCTGTACCGCCGAGAATTACTTAACCCGCACCCGATAGAGGACGCTTTCATGAGATTTGCCGCGCCATTGATGTCCCCCGCGTTGAGCGCAGCCGGAATACCGCTTTTGATCCACCCACCGGGGCCAGTCGTGTAAATGTAGTCCACGCAAGCTGCCACTTGATTCTGGTTAAGAGGTACATGAACAGTAGAATCAAGCGTACTCAGAGCACTCTCCGTATCTTGATTGAAATAGGCTTGGGCCTGCGCCGGGGTGATCGTCCCCCCTATATTGTTGGCTGGCAGGGCGTGGCCCCAGCCTACGTCGTACTGACACTTACAAGGATCAAGATAAGGGGTGAGATATTGGCTGCCGGGAGGTATGGAGGTCATGCTCAGTTCATTGAGCTTAATAAAATTTTGGCCCCCTTGGGAAAGTGAGAAGCCCATGTCAGCCTGCCTTCACCACGGAGGTAAGTTGATCTTGTCCCATTTGTTGATTTGGGACGCCCGTAGTGCCGTTCGGCGCCGGGTGTGTATGCTCGTTAAACAGTCCGACCATCGCCGCCGTGACGATTTCTTGCAGCGTTTCCCCTTGAGAGCCAAGCTCTATGTTATTTGCCGTGATGCTAGCGTTGTTGGCGTTGACTTGGACGTTTTGAGGAGCGTTGACCACTACATTCATTCCGCCACTGACCAGCAACGTGCCGTCATTCCGCCAATAAACCGTGTTTCCCTTCGGGTCGCTAATGAATAGCTCCCCCGGTTGGATGTTCGGGTTTGGGACGCGCTGCACCGCGTTCCATGTATAGGCCATGCACTCATACGACCCGTCCTCGTGATCCACCACGATCAAATGCACCTGCTCTCCGGCCTGATAATTCTCCTGCGTTGCCCCGCCGAACGGCGCATACTGAAACCCCCACCCCGGACCCATCATCGGCGTGAAGAAGGGGAGCCAGCCGGTCAACCGCATTTCGTTGGTCGTCGGGTTGATGATGGACGGAATCAGGCAGCGAACGTAGTGCGTCCGGGGATCGTAAGAGGCTATATGCGCCGGGATGGTGTAGAACGGGCGTCCGGACTGCTGCTGCGCCGCGTGCATGATGTTGTGGACGAGTTCATCTTGGTCGGTGAGTAGCATTAGCTGTTCTCCGAGTGCATAAGATACGCCTTCTGGCCCGCTATCATTTGCCCGTTGATGGTCGGTGCAGTAACGCTGTTGAGGCCCGGTGTGATCGGGCTCAAGGTCCATCCGTGGACGTGCGTGTACCAACCGTCGTGCATCGTAAACTCGTGTTCTATGGAGTTAGCGTAGAACCGCTGACCGGAAAAGTCCCCCAAGTCTCCTTTGAAATTGAATGTCTGTAGCGGTTGAAAACTACCCACTCCGTCCATGCGGAAACTCGTCAGCAATTCTCGCTTGGCAATATCCAGCGCCTTTTCATAAGCATATAACTGCGCCGTAGCAGGAACGAGGCCGTTCTTATGAAACAAATATACTGGCTTACCCAGATTAGTGAAGAGTGCGGCGAGTTTGTCAGGGGCCGCAGCGCCTTGTGTAGCCACTACCCATTTGTTGCTTTCTATGGAGACTTGCGGAGCGGCTAGAAGAATAGCGTTTGCCGTATCAGGGGTAGCAACCCCAATAGCCGACACGGACTGCTGCGCTGTAGCGACATTGTAAGAAGCGACCACCACGAGAAAGTTCATGTTCCGACGTGGATTGTAGGAGATGCGGAAATTGTTGATGGGATAAGGCGCAGACTTTAACTCCCCCTGTTCCCAGTCCAAAGTAATCTCTGGATACTCCGGCAATGGCCCAAAATACAACTCCCGTCCGGGAGTGACGAAACAGACAAACCCGAGAAGCCGGGCGAAGAATTGTAACTGCTCCCACAAAGTACGCGGGACGCCAGCAGACACCGCCAAAGCCCCGACCGTCTGCCCGACGTACACTTCGTTAGGATACGCATATACCACCGGCTTAAACCCGTTGTGCGTCGCAATATAATAGGCAAGCTGGGAGGGGGTTTTGTTCTGGATGTTCAATCCCCCTGTACCGGGCGCTTTCGGGCCACCAAGACTCGGGGCGCCGGTCGGCGCAGTATTTCCCCCCGGAGGGCAGCCACCTGTTTCTTGGGGTCCACTTGCGCCAAGCGTCCCCGGTGTATTGAACCCTATATCCTTGGAGAACGTGATCGGACTTTTTACATCGACCAACAAACCCGCCCAGTCTCTCCCCGTAACGGTAATGGTGTCAGTATCATACGCCACTTCCACCTCATCCAGCTCCCCTCCGAACAGATGATGTTTCCCGTATTCATCCTCCATGTAGATGTCCACAGGGATTTGCTTGAATGAATTTTTACCGTAGGCTTGCTGGCCCATTTTGTAGAAATCGATTCCCGCTACTTTTGCCGCTTCCCTCGTCGTCGTAAACCGGAAAGAGCCCACGGAACCGTAGGCCGGACGAGTGCAGTTGAAAGAGTCTATCGCCAATGTAATACCGTTGACCACGACGTAGGGCAGTAACGTCCGATCATGATGTACGGCAGTAGGTTTTCGGGGCGCAGGAGGGGCGGCCGGTTTTACCGGAGGGTTGACGACAGTGACATCAACAAATAAACCCATAATTTTACCCTATTCCCGCTGCCAACGGACGTGCTGTGCTTCTACCCTCCCCTGTAACGACGCTTTTTAACGCTTGCGCTACATGGTGAGCAATATCTTTATTAGAACCGTCACCATGCAGATATACATGAAGATGGCTTGTCGTTCCCGCTGCGGTAGGGGAGCCTACAGGGGCGACTTGGGGCGCTACCGGCAATGCACCGTCTGACTGCATGTGCTTCTTCATGTAATTGTCGTAGATATGCGCTGCTTGGGTAGTCAACGGAGTAGCTGGCGTCCATAGACCGAGAACTTTCCCTATCTCTGCAAGTCCTTTGAACATAAAAGAAAACGCATGATGTGCGTTCTTTAGCGCGGACTCTACTCCATTGGAACTACCAGCGATCCAAGAAAAGAAAGCCTTTGTCGCGTCAAACAGGCCCAATACCCCACCAACGATTGTTTTTCCGATACCACCTGTCAGGTGCGGGAACCATTTATCTAGGAGTTTTCCGATATTCCAACCCGTTAGGAAAGATACCCCCGCTTCTCCTGCGATTCCTGCGCCACCAAGAACGCTACCAATCCTCCCCAAAATCGGGAGTTTTTCTGCGAACTTGGACAAGAACCCCCCTACTTTCCTAACTGCGCCAAATATCCCCATACCAGCAGCCCATCCAGCCGCAGTAGCCAATACACCCCCAACGAAAGGCATGTGTTTTAAGGCAGTAGTCGCCCATCCGCCGACGGTATTCAAAACCCCTAAAGTACCAGAAACTGTTGGCGCCGCTTGTTTCCCGAGCACCGCCGCAAGTTTATCTACAGTTGCGGACAGCCGATTCATAGCGTTTACTGTGGGAGCGTCATATCTATTAGTAAACGGCGAAACGGAGCCAAAGTGTTTATAATCATAGGGAGTGAAAAACAACCCTTCTAAAAACTTTGAATACATTCCACTATGACTTGAGGCTAGCTCCGCTTTTGCCCGCACTGACAAAAACGCAAGCGCCGCTTTATTATGTTCCACCTGATTTAACGACATACCAGCATAAGGGCTGCCCGCCTCCAAGGTAGGAAGCATGGTCTTTGCCAGTAACCGGGGATCGCGAATGAAACTCAGCATCTGTGATTTGCTAAAAGAGTAAGGATGGCCCCCTACCGCCATAGCTACCGAACCATTAACCCCCACTCGAAACCCATTAAGCATGGCTGTTTGGACAGCGGCGGCAGAGGCGTTACCTGTCATAAGTGCCATCAATCGATTTGTAGCACCTGACCCTACCCCACGAGTTTGCTGCAATAAAGTGTCTAGCCCGATGGAGCCAAACAGCATACTAGTAGATAGCCCCGCCGTACCCGCGTAAGGGGACTGCATAGCTCTGCGGATGTTGCTAAGGTATGCACTTTGGTCTACGAATTTCCCCATGTTAGCGGCGACAAGTTGTGCGGTATGAATGGCATAGTTTTCTTGTTTGCCTGTAGGAACGCCTCTGGCCTGTGCATATCCAAGCCCCGCACTCAAAAACTTTTGCATAAACCCAGAAGAGTCCGCAGAGGACATCCCATACGTCCCACGAAGCATCTCTACCGTTCGGTTATACATCCCCTCCGACTTCGGGTTCAGCCCTCTTGCGCCAAAATAGCCACCCAGTAGCATCCCTCGAGTCACCCCAGCCTCTGGTGTCAGAAACCCCGCAGCACCTTTCGTAGACAATGCTTGGTGCATGGCCTTGTGTGCCGTAGCAGTGTTTCGTAACCCAATTTCCAAAGTCGCCAGCATCTTCTGATAGTTCTCAGCAGCCTTAGTCAACTCCACGAACGCACCGATACCCGCCGCCGCGAGGTCTACAAACCGATTTTTGAGCAAATCCGACGCAGCTTCCAGCCCGGCCAAGGCGAATGAATACTTCCCGATCTCACCAAGGAGGTTGCCGTAGGCTTTGAAGCGGATGCCTACCAGATAGTCTAGGCCAGCCATTATTCGTCCTCGCTCTCGGTCAGCGTAACTCGCTCGATGAAATGACCACTCATAGGCCCGTCGCCCTTACCATGCTTGAATACCACGCCTACGGTTTTCTTCACATGCTCCGACATCCGGTCATATACTTGGTGCGCCGTAGGCTCAAATACCGGACGTGCTGGTATATCCTGAGCGCCGGACCAAGGGTTCGGAGCGCCAAACTCCTGCGTCAACATCACTTCGTCATCCGTGCCTACCGCACTTTCGTTCTTTTGCACCGTCTTTTTCACACTATCCCGAAGGTGCCCAGTGACAAACAAAGGGGTATTGGTCGTAGGAAATTCTCCAAGGATGGTTCCTGCGTTAGCTTCATGAGTTTCTAAAGTCCTTTTTGCCAACGGTGCCCATCCCGGTTGGTACACACCGAACATCCCCTTAGCCGTTTTCTGCCCATCCTCCGCCAAGTTCTTCACGAGATTATGCTGCGCCTGTGCGAGTTCTTTCTGGAGTGCGGCCAACTCTTTCCCCATGCCTTTTGGGCTAAGCATTAGCTGAACCTCCCCGGATTCTGTTGCGGCGGTACGGAACTGGGGATTTGGATGTTGTATTGCCCTTGTGGGAATGGGTCGGTCAGGCCGTTGGCATACGCCAAGTCTACCCAGCGGGAAGCGTCCCCGTAGTATGAAGCGGCCAGACTCAACAGGTTCGGATTGATAAGGGAAAGCGTTTGTTGAATTGGAGAGACCGTCGTGTAGAGATTCTTTACGATCCCCGCATACGAAAGTACATGCGCGATGGATGCAGCAGCGGAAAGTGTCAACCCCGAAACGCTATTGGCCTCCAGTATGCTATTCCCAAGACTCAATGCGCTATCCGCATAGAAACTCACTTGGTTCGCAATAGACGGGTCCACTACGTTCAGTACGTTGTCCGCGTAGAGAAGCCCTTGCTGGCCGTAAGCCACCATGTTTGCCAAAAACCCAGTTAACGTAGAAGGTAGCAAATCCCCAAAAACCGACACCGGGATGTTGCCAGAAATAGCTGCGAACGCTTGATGTAGCTGTTCCACCGCCTGAGAAGTGTTTACCGTAGCGGGTGGAGAGCTTATGTCCTTGGACGGCACGAACTCCAGATGGTACGTGCAGTACCACTCATTACGAATATAGACGTGAAAGGACTCGATCTTTCCCTCAAATTTCCACTTCCCGAAGGTCAGAGGGATTTTCTTGCCGTCTATCCGAAATCGGTCTAACTGATAGGCGCGATTCCACGCATTAGACCCGAGAAACACCCCATCCCAGCGAATTACGTCTGGAGGAAATGCCCCTAAGGACTGGATAGTGCGGATGCCACCGGGGAAGTTATGGACGGCAAGCATTTGGTCGCCGCCCACGGAGTCAAGCTGCTGTGGAATCTCCACTCCGACCAGCAAAAAGTCCCCGAGCTTGAATGGGTTTTGGATAGATTGAGCGTCGTGTGCGTTGATGACCGACTTAGTGGCTTTGTTAAGTTGCTTGGCCGCGAACTGATTGATTGCCGAACTGGAACTGACCTTGAGCGAATCCAACGCAGACGGCCCCCCACTCAGCAAGTAATCCGCTGTGGTAGAACCAAGTGTGCCAAGGATTCCGCTCATTTATCCGCCCTTTGGGAAAGTCACCGCACCCGTATCCCAGTCCACTTTTCCGCCATCCAAAGTAGCAGCATAGTATAAAAACGCTCGACGCTCCAATGGGTGCATCGCCGTGGCCTCAGACCAAGACAATCCGTGTTTTACCGCGCTCACACACTCCCGAAAGTCCGGGAGTTCCACTATTTTTTTATGATGGGCAACTCCTCTTTAGAGGGCATCGGCCAGAACTTCTCGTAGGCCGACATAACCAAATCCTCACCTCGATCCCCAAGCTGATCTGCGATCTTCTGCAAATCCACCATGGCGCTGACTGGACCGACCGGAACGCCGTCAATGGAACGCACGTACATAAGCGCCTTCATCCACATCACCAAAATGGATATGTTCCCCTGATTGGCATCCCCGAGCATCATGGCGATTTTCCGCATCGTGCCGCCCGGAGGAGGAGCCATGACCACTTCCTTACCGCCAATGTCCAGTGTGATTTCCTCACGACCTTCAATACGGGCGCGTTCCTGTGCCTGCCGTTCCGCCAACACCTGCGCTGCCCGGAGTAGTTCCGGGTTATTTGATACGTCCGCTACCTTCCGTGTGCTCATTCTGTGTCTCCATGTTCAGTTGTCTGCGTAAAAGCTCCAAATCGAACCGTCGATGATTGCCCGGTGTGCGAAGGGCCGTGATGACCCCCGCGTTGTGCCATGCCCGCAGGGCCTGTTCGGATACCCCCAGTTCCCGTGCCGCCGTACTGATATTGACGATTTTCCGTTCCATAAAGAAGTTTTAGCAAGTTTTGGGAACTTAGTCAATAAAAAAGGGCTGCCGAAGCAGCCCAAGGAGGATGGCGAGGGAGATCGCCGTGGGAAAGTCAAGTGGAGGAAAGAGCGCCCACCAACGGAATACCAGAAAGGATGCTGGCAAGGTTGGTCGTAGACTCAATGGTCGGGCAAGAGAAGGAGAGTTTTTGCGTAACCTGCTCAATGCCATTGAACTCACCGAAGTCCGGGGTGTGGAATACGAGATCGGGGAAAATATACTCGTCCACTTGACCGCCATGGTTTAGCACGTTCAGGGACAGTGTGAAATGTGGAAGCAAACCCTCGTTGTAGAAAGCAGCATACAGGGAAGTGAACATACTAGTCAGGTTGCCATTAACCCGCACAAAGGTCATGTCTCCGCTGATACCGTTTGGGATGGCTTGGTAAATTGGTCGGCCCCCGTTGGTGATCGGGGTGATCTTTAGCATGTGCAAATCGAAATTCGCGTTGACACTCATGAGATCGCCAAGGTCAGCCAAAGAGAACGTGTCCCCGTAGCTGTCCGAGATTACTCCGGATATGTCCGTACCAATGTTGAAGCTAGAGTTTACCGTGAAGTTTGCCATTACTAGCTCCTTACGCTGCCGTGGCTGCCGGGGAAACTGTGACCACCGTAGTACCACCCTGCAAACTGATAACGAAATACCAAACGCTGCTCAGATACCGCACCGCTGCAAAGGCATACAAGTAATGCTGGGCGATAGTCGCCGGGGTATTGATGCCTAGCTGTGGATTTCCGGACGTGGCATAAGTACAGACCACGTTGAAAGCGTCAATCAGCCCAGCCTCTTGCAGCCCTTTCAGGAACGTGTTGAGGGTATGCCGTACTTTAGCCCGCAAAGGATCAGCGGGGCGAGCCGTCTGCAACTGGCCTACGAAAGCCCCCATAGACTCCCCAAAACTCAAATCAAGGAAGTTGGTCATGGTGGCGTACTCCACCGGGCTTTGCGCCGTGTTCGTGCTGGTGTTCGTCGCCGTGGCGATACCAAAAACGTTGCCCTGCGGGATTGGATTCGTGATAACCAACACGCCCAAAGACTGCAAAATGCCAATTTCCGATTGGCTATACGGTACGTCGCCGGTGTAGGGATTGTTGCGCTCCGTGCCGACTACACCGTTGACCGTCTTATTCAAAGGAGACTGCGCCGGAGACAGAGCCGTGATTGTACCCATAGTGAAAGGATACGGGGCTACCAACCGCACCACGGCATTTACCGGGTCGTTCCAGTAAATCCAGTCCTTCAACCAAGAGAACTCATAGCTGCTCTGCGCTGCGGCGTTGATAAGAGTCTGTGCCTCTGACGTACTGGTGCCAGTCGGAAGGGCCATAGCCGTGAAGATCGCATTAGCCTCACAGAAAGCCAACTGATCTGCCAGTACCGACGTGTCCGTATTTCCCGCCAACCAAGCCTTCTGCGGGTACGGGTTCAATGACGAAGCCAAATACAGGCCGGTCGGAGGGTTGGTCTGGTTCTGTCCCAAAAGATCGCTCGCCGTAACACCAGACGCCCCGTCCGTGCCGCCAGAAAGGGTATAAGTTTGTGCTGTAGGTGCCCCCGCCGCATTGTTGGCATTATTCAAGCGAATCAACCGCGAAGGCCCAACCACGCCACTGATACCAGAACTGAGCGCCGAAGCCAGCGAAGTCCAGAAAGTCGATGCGGGGATGTTCGGGAAAGTCTCTTGATTACGGAACGCTGAGGTGACGAATACGTTGTAGTAATTCTGGTTCGCTGCTTGCTGGATCGTGACGTTGATAGTATTGCCGGACGACCCCGTATGCAGTGCAGTAATCGTGCCCCCACTGGCGGTAGCCCCGCTGGCAACGACCGAAGCTGCTACGTCCGTCCCATCCGTGACCCGAACACCCCACAGGGAAATGAACCCCTGCTGAAAAGCAATAGTCAGGTCCGTACAAAGATCGTGCGGGTCCGTGAGGGCCGCTGCGGTGATCCCACCAAATTCCTGCTGTGCCTCAGAGGGATCGGAGGTAATACGTGGAGCATTGACCGGACCCCAAGTCGCCGTACCTACTACAAGGCCAATATTGGTAGGCGTACCGGGCAGATACGGCGTAGGTGGGACGTTATTGATGTACAGGCCGGGAGCCTGAAAATCCGCAGGATTGAAGCTGGAACTGGAAATAATCGTCGGCATGGTCAGCCCCCCGAACTAGATAGCAAAAACATAGCACTAAGCAAGACCATTCGCAAGGTTTTGTTGCGAAAGAATAGGCGCGAGCACCGTGTACCCCATGTCAGTAATATCTACACCGTACTCCAAGGTCAACATCCAGTCCCGCCGAGCAATGTTGTGCATGACGTTATCCCATAACACGATGTCACCCTTATTGATTAGCCGTACCCACGTAGAGTCCGGTAGCTCATATCCGTAGGAAATCTCTAATTCCCCCAACAACTGCGCGATAGGTTCCCCAATGGTGTCTAGCGTAGACGGGCGGTTCGCCAAGGCGATAATTTGAACGCTTCGTTGTACACGATGTACCTCGTACTGTGCGCTAGCGACATTCCCAGACTCTACCGTAATGTTCAATAACCCCGCAGTATCGTTCGTCAACAGCAGCGTAGCACCAGAGGCCGTAGCGGAAAGAACTCCTTGCAAAGAGGTGTTGATAGCATCTGCCATCCCTTCGCAAAATGCCGCCGCAGACATCGCTTCATTCGCAACAAAAACCGCCCCTGTAGAAATCCCGGCACCCGAGACATTCAACGCCACCGCGTCATTCGTCGCCGCAGAAGTCAAAAACACCAAGGCGTTCGGAGTGGAAGAGAGCAACAGGTCTGACGGAGAATAGGTAATGGAGGGGGGAGTAATGTTCCATGGGGTGACGTAGTGGGGAATCCATCGAGTTACGTCCCGACTCATACCCCGGTCGTACAGCATGACCATAGGGGACTGCGCCACTTGTCCCGCCAAATCCATGATCTCCGCAGGCTGCCCCGTAGACTGGACGATGGGCGTACCAAAATAGCCGATGGAAATGTTGGATGGCGACACAAGCCCATCTAAGGCCGTAATGACCTGATTCCGAAGCCCTTGGTACACCGCGTTCCACGAGGACATAGCTTACTTCTTGTGCATCTTCTTCAACGTCTTGGCAAGATTGATCTGACGCTCCAGCTTCGTGTCGCCGCTTTTCTTCGCCTTTTTGTCCGCTTCTGCCAGCTTCTTTGCCGGAATCTTCTCGCCTTTTTTGACGCCTAGCTCCTTGTGGAGTGCGCCGGGTTTGCCTACTGCCTTCTTGATCCAGTCCTTAGCCATGTTGCTTCTCCTCAAATCGGGCCGCTATTCTGCACCTGCGCGTTAACGCGCCGTACCAACATACTATTCCCGACGATACCCATCTCCAAATGCCACGGAATGATGACTACGTATCGGGAGCCGTTCAATGTCTGAATTATGTCCCCTTCCATCGGTTCATACCCTTGGATTGGCGGGACGTAACAAAAATACTCCGTGATCTCCGTCAACCCCGGCACGTAGGGCTTCAACTGCTCCCCTTTGGGTCGAGACACGGGCTGTAACCCTATGGGAATCCAGTTAGGCTGTACGTCCGGAAGCAAAACCGCCTGTCCCCCGCTGATCGTTACGTTCAACATATTCTGTTGATACGTCTGTGCATATCCGCTGGAGTCCACCCCCGTCTGCGGGCGGAAAATATGAGCAAACCGTTGTAATTGAATGGCGTAAGCGGGCTTGGCAACCGGATGGTTCACCAGACAAAACCCGACAAATTCCTCCGTGGAGTAATCCACCAAGGTAGCGCCTTCACCGTAATACGGGTCGGTCTGATACCACACGTCCCCGGTCAGCATGTAATTCAAATCACAAACGATGTTGTAGTACACCAACCCCATACCTTCATGGGTTTCCATCGCCAAACCGCCCTGTACTATTTTCCGAATCGCTGGAAAGTTCGTAGCAACGACGGTCGCGTCCTGTAGCCAATCTCCAGAGACGGTAGAGGAAAGACGGTAAATCGTCCCTGGCTGACCTAATACATTAGCTGCGTACCCACGGCCCGTATCAATGATGCGCTGAATACTGGCGTATTGCTTGGAGAACGGAAACGCCCGAGGTTCCCGAGATAAGTCCGGGTTGGGTATGGGCGCAGTCTCCGGTGGAATAGGCATGGCTTACAGATAATTCCGCATGGAGGAACGGCCAAAATCTCCCTTCCGAAACGGGTTCAACGGCACGTCCATAAACTCCGATAAGCGTTGTGCCCACGTCTGGTACAGGGAGAGCGTTTCCGCCAACACCGTTTTTCTCGCGGTGAATACGTCTGCCCGGTCGATCTGCAAAATGTCCGTGCTGTTGCCGTAAGCCGTCTCCAGAAAGTCCAAAATGGGCAAATACCCGTACAAAGGGCTATTCAGCGAATTCGGAGAAATGGAGGGGGAAAGATACGACCCGTTTGCGTCGATTTGCACCGACATATTACCAGTGTTTTGCACGGAAATAGAAAATGGTAATTGGTTCGTGAAGTCCACCTCAGGGACGGGGATTGCCTGCTGCCGATACGGACCCGTACCATACGGTGCTCTGGCAACAAATCCTGCTTGGGTCAGCGCCGGGTTCGTAGCCACCAAAAAAGCCACCTGAGAGGCCAGCCCGAGGCCAATGTTCGCGTTGAAATACTGGCTTACCAAAGTTTTCTGTACAATACCTTTCGGCTGCGCTATGGCAATCAGCTCTTCCGTTGCCACCAACTCAATCGTCACCGGGCTGGACAAACCACCACCAGAAAATGTGATATAGGAAACGTCCCCGACATTGGGAGTAGGGCCGACGAACACCAAAGACCCATAGGCCATGCCCGTAATACGGGCTTCTTCATTCGGGGTGAGGTTATTGAGCCGCCACAGTAACATGCCGTAGGCTTGTGTGTAGCGGTAACTGACAGCAGTAGCCGTCGCCAAGGACTGGCCCGCTACGTTGATGGTGAACATACCCAAAACGGGATACCGAAGGTGCCGGGCCACGTTAGACATCTGGGCCATACTGAGCGCCACGGCGCACCTCCTTAGTTCTGGTAGAAGCTATGCCCGCAGTGAGGGCACTTTAACAATTCCTTAGAATCTTCGTCACGGATGATAGGGGCGTTCGTGTCCAGCAAATACTTGATCTGCGCCCCGGACACAATCACGTCACCCGTCTTGAAATGAATGGTCATGTTGCCAAAAAACACGCTGAAGTCCTGTAGCGCCCGGTACACACCGGAATACTTTGACTCCGGTGCCTTTTCCTCAAACCGAGGAGCTTTATTCAGACTAGCCGATAAGCGACTCTGGTACGACGGGCGGCTCATGATATCGGCAGCCCTTGAGCGACCATATTGCTCAACTCATAGTAGCTGGGCTTGAACGGCAATCCATACCAGTAGTCCCGAACCACACCAGCGTTGGTGTAAATAAAGTTGGACAACGGCACGATAGGCCCACTGCCACCCGTCATCTGCACCGTAGTAAACGTCTCGGCACCCGTAGTGCTGGGGGTAAGCGTCGTAAAGTTCCCAACCGGGCCACGCTGATACACCTTGACCTCGCCATCCCCGTTGTCGTCTGCCCAAAAGCCGAAAGAGCGCAACGTAGAATTGGCATTGATCTGAGCCGCCAGATTCGCCGCAATGGTCGCCAAAGTATCGGTGCTGGTCGCCGTGTACGAAACCTTCACGGAGGGGTTCAAGACCCCGTTCGCAAGTTCCAAAGAAATCACGTCCCCCGCCGCGACCGTACCCGCGATAGTAACCGAGCCCTCAGAAGGAACCCCATTACCAAGCTCAGAAGCCAATTCCGGCGAAGGAGTGAGCGTCACCGTACCATTATTGGCATACGGACGGTCGAAATTAGGCAACAGCGTGGGGTTGCGCCCGTTGTGCTGATTACCGGGAAGTTGAAAAGGGAAAGCCATGACAATTTCTCCTTACGGGCGCGGGTGATTGGACTTACGTGGTGGATGGTTACTGTCCGTCCCGCCATAGGGCTTCGTAGGCTGCTCCGACATGCTGATTCGCTTGGCATGTTGGCTCATACCGGGTACGTCATCCCAACCGGGAACTACAGCATCCACAGGCCAGTCCTGATACGGAGGCTTTACCGTCCGTATCAGCGGAGTAACCACTTTAATAGGGCTACCACCTTTGCGGGCCATGATTAGACCCCTTTACCCCGACCGGCGTAAGGCTTGTCTTGATACTGGTAATCCACCGAGTCAGCACTGCCACAGAACGGGTCCATGACGTTGGCAAAATGGCGGGCGTTACGGACGTTTCGACCGTCGCCCAGACCGCCCATGGTGGTCATGTTCTTGGGAATCTCCACGTCGCCCCGACCGGGAACATCCATGGAGGGACTATACTTCCGCAGCTTGCGTACACTAATTTCGTCCGACATTGCAATTCTCCTGTTCAGCTACTTCCACTATAGACCGATTAACCAGCGGTCTCAAGGACGACGGCTCGCTTATACAGAGGATTGCCGCCAGTGATGTTGTTGCCCACGGTCGGGATGATGTCGCTGGTAGCCGTCAAGTCCGTCGGGCAGGTAAACCCGCCGACCCAAGACCAGGACAAGCTCAACACCTGTTGCAAACGGTCCAGCGGGACACGTAGAATCTGGGCAACGCCGTTCACCAGCATCACTTCGGACACGGTGTTACCTTCCACACCACGCCGATTCAACCACATGTCCATGCCCTCGAAGTTGCCCTGAATCAGGCACTCCGCACCCATCACGATGGGACGGCGGACGGTAACTTTAATGTCACCAACCGGGGGCTGCACGTAGGCTTCCGTAGTGGGGATGAAGGTCACACCCAACAGGTCGATGATGTCACCCGAACGCCACTCTTTAGAAGTGGACTGGCCGGCAAACAACACGCTGAACTGCTGATCGCTGAACAACTGCCGGAGACTCGCGTTATCCAGCAAGCAGGCATAGTTGCCGTTGCTCAGGGCTGGAACACCGCTGTTCCGCAGATAGGCCACCGCGTCCAGAATCAGGCCCATGGTCAGGGTGTCCGAGCCGGTCAGGTCCGCCGTGGTCATCTTGCCGGAGGGGCGAAGGACCGTAGGCGCGTTGGTGGAAATGATGGCGTCTCCGCTGACCGGGGCCGCAGTCGCGCCGGAAATCAGCAGCACACCCGAGATACCGTCGGTAGAACCGTAACCGTTAGAGCCGGGATACCAAGACTGATTCGTAGAGGTAGGAGCCACGCCGACGACCGAGAAGGTCTGCGTCACACCATTGGCCGACTGAGCGTACTCATAACACTGGAGGGGGGAAGTGGCTGAAACCGGGGTAAGTACACCGTTCACGTTGACGTAGCGGAAGCCGCGAATGTCGTCCACGTAGACTTCGGAGGTCGTGGACGTTCCAAGGTCGCCCCGAACGAAAGTATTACCGCCGTTGTAGCTGGCAAATAGCTGAATTTTCGCAAGCCGTTCCAGAGTCTGTGCCGCACTGACTCCGTTGTTGCGCGAAGCGGCGATGGCCTGATCTGCGATGCCCGCCAATTCCTGCATGATGTTTACGTCTTGCGTGCCCGCATACTGGTTCAGCGTGATCGTATACTGCTCAATCTGATAGGACTCGGGCGACAAGCTGTTGTCCAGATTGGCGTTGATCTGCTGACCGGAAATGGGGTCGATCTGGGGGGCGGTTCGCCCTTTGCGGGTGCGTACGAGCGTCTCACCTATGCGAGCATTCACAGTTTCTTGTAAAGCAGTTCGCCGGTAGGCCAAGACGGAGTCCAACCCTTCCTCAAACTCACGGTTGAGGAAGTTAAGCTGCAACGCAGCTTGGAGAGAACCCGGAAAATTTACAAAGCTAGAATTTGATGCGGCCATGACCACCCCTCCTGTGGGGAGAAAATACTTACTAGGCTAAAAGAATAGCAACCAAAAATACTTTGTCAATATCTTTAGCCTAAAAGTTAGTGGCCGTCAACTATTTAGCCCCCTCCATGTAACCGCCAGCGAATCTTGCCCGAATCCCACACTCGCACGGCACCAACCTCGTCCTCTACCTGCCACTCGGTACGTGGATCGGTCTCGGGGTCGAAGCTGCCCTCCCAGCCGATCTCAGCCAACCGTACTGGGATGTTGCGCCGCTGCCAATGAGACTTATGCCGCAATCCGCTCTTGGGATGATAGACTTGGTAGTCCGGTCCTACTTCCTCTTCACGCACAAACCCCGCCTTCTCATAACTGCCACCTTGAAAGTAATCATTCATGCTGAATGAAATGATGTCGTGCTCCCATCCAATAATCTCCCGACCACACTTCAACAACTTTTGAAAACCCCCACGGACGACGCAGGACGTAGCATACCTACTCAATGTCCAAACCGCCTCCTTCCCCCTCCGTGCTGCCCCGCGCTGATTCCCTCCTTTGCTGAACGTCATGGCCGCCACCACTTCATCTTCATAGAATAGCCCAAGAGCCAGATTTGCCGTATAGACATGCCCCTGTATGTGGTTAGCGTCAAAGAACTCTCGTAGCTCTCCTACATTCACTTGCCTGACTTCACAACTACGAGCGTTGACCTTCTGAGTGTCGGCCCGAGCACCAAGCGCATTAGCTAA